ATTTTCAGAAGAATTAAATGAAAGTGGACTATCCATTTATTTGTTTATTTTATAAATAGATATTTTTTTATTTTTATCCTCGTTTTTGAGTAATTAATGGCTGTGACAATTTGTCAGAATGTGCTTGACTAAATCTTCTATCTAATACATCAGCAATTGTTCTTTCAAGGTCTGAAGAATTTAACACCTGACTTATTAAGTTTTGTGGAATATTTGTATTAATATTTAAAGTAACTTCAGTTTTACCTCCAATTTCAACGGTTTGTTTAATTTCTGATGGCCCTGAACTAATATTACTCATTTTACTCATCAAGTCTGTTATCGCGGTATTTGGAGATGCGTTAGCACTTTTATACATCATAGATAAATCACCACCCTTAGGTATTCCAATCTCTTGAAGTCTTTTTTCTGATTCATTGTATTTGGCAAAGAAATCACTTATATCAGGACTAAATAACATTTCGTCATTTACATTAGGCAATATTTGTCCAAAACCTGTTTTAACCATACTGTTTCCTCCTGCAGGAATGAATGCGTCACTAACCGATGGTATTGGTGGTAAAGCAGTTGTTTTCAAAGCTAACGCAGCTTGTTTTAAATCAATTACTGCTAGTTTTATTGTATTTGTAACCGTATTTAAATAAACTTGAAAAGACGTGGAAAGTGTTTCAAATCCAGTTTTTATAGTGTCTCCATATTTGGTAAAGTTATCTTGAAACTCTTTAAACATTTTATCATAGTTGGGTGATGCCGCACCATACATTGTCATATCTTCACCCGCCTTTCTAATATCTTGACCTCTTGCCAACCCCATACCAAAAGCACCTTGAGCTTGAATTTTTTCTAAAGTTAAAACCATTTTTTCTTGTGTACTTAACTGAGTTTGAGCATTAGTATACATAGCAGTTTGTAATGCTGCTGGGTCTTGTGAAATTTTTAAATCTTCACCATACTTATTTAATGCCTTCATAAAATCTGGACTATTCATCGCCGTTTGCAAATCTTTGACTCCACCTTCGAATCCAGGTAAGTCAATTTTTACAGAACCATTTGGACCAATTTCCGCTAAACTTGCTACCAAATTTTTCTGTTCTTCAGTAATTGTTGATGGGAATGTTATTCTTGATGCAATTTCTTGCTCCTTTCTCATATTAATTGCACCCTTAGCCACATCTTCATATGATAATCCTAAAATACTAGCTTGTTTTCTCAATCTTAACATTTCTTCACCAGAAATTTTAAAGTCACCGGTTGTTTCATTAAATTGAACGGCAGATGCAGAAGCATTAATTATTTGGTCTTGAAGACCTTCCATATCATACTGAGCCATATGAATTAATTGAAATGGGTCACCCAGAGCACCTATGTTTCCTCCAAGTGCCTGTAATTCACTAGCCATTTCTATGGCTTTTTCAGGTCCATTATCCAAAATTAAATTTGCGGTTGTTTGGGCCTTTTCTAATGAAAACCCAACTCTTTGAGCCTGTGCTGCCATTTTAGTTAAACCATCTACACCATTTTTAAATCCATAAATCTGTGTTTTGTATAATTCTTTGGAAACTGTTGCGGTTAATTTACTTGCATTCAGTCCTGAAGCCTTTGCGGTAGCAGCAACTTTGTTCATTATCTCTACAGATTTAGACTGACTTACACCATAGGCGGTCATATTTGAAATTAATTCTCCAACCACTTCAGGTGTTTCCCCAATAGCCTTTCCAAATATAATTGCATCTTGAGTTGTTTTGGCATTAATTGGTACTAAACGTTCCATTGATGAACCAACTTTATCTAAAAATTTACCACTGTCCTCCCAAGCAATTCCAAATTCTAAACCTTGTTTGTAAACTTCAAAAATTGTCTTTTCAAATGTTTTAACATTTTGAGCAAGGCCTAAACCTACAGTGGTATTTAACTTAACTGCAGCACTTTCTAAACTATTGAAAAAAGTTGCAATTTGGTCGGGCTTTAACGCTTCCTTTACCGCTTCTTGTACTTTAGTCGCAAAGTTTGTTATATCTACATCTGAGGTACTAAAACCACCAGTACCACTTTTAAAGGGGTCATTAGTTTGTAAAAGCCACATATTCTTTTATTTGATAAATACTATTTTTATTGTTTTTGGTTATCCTCTATCAACTTATTAATAAAGTACTTTCTTTCAAATGTGGGCATTTGTGTAACATCACGGTATGAAAATCTACCGTACTTAACCAAATAATAAATTTCGTCCAAAAGGGTTTTTTTGTAATCAGAAGAAAGGGCGAAAAAACTCCACCCCAAAAGTAACATCAATAGTCACTTTTTCTCCAGACGGGGTTTGAATTACTTTTTGTAAATCTATTTTTGGTTCGCATTTATTTGCGAATCTTCTAAGGTCCTTCGCATCTGATATTGGCATTTGGTTAATGAATTTAGTAATCTGTAAAGTATCTTTCACCCCATCAATTTCAACAATTTGTTTTTCTAATCTTTTAGTGGCAATAGGTGCGGTCATACCTTTTGGGTATTGTGAAACAAATTTATCAAGTTCTTTTTGGTCACCGATAGTCATTAATCTGAATTTAACTTCTTTTTTTGATTTGGGTAAAACGTAGGAAAAAAATCCTTCAGAGTCGGGGGTTTCTTCCATATTTTTATAATCTACCTCATCTAACAACACTGTTGTTTCAAATGTTTTTTGCGTATATGGGTCTGTCACTGTAAAATTATATTCAGGACCAAACGCAGTATTTCTAAGAAAAATTAACACAGCCTGAACGTCACAATCTAACATATCATTTATATTAAATCCAGGTTCATATATTTTTTGTCTAAGGAGTGTGTATATAATTCCTTCCTTATCATTATTTTGGGACATCAAAATATTTTCATCTTGAGCCGTTAAAAAACCAACTTTTATTGATTCTCTTTTTGGTTTGTAAAAAATACCTCTTGAAGGTAGTTTTATAACGTCGTGTGGTAATGAAAAGTTTTCTTGACCATATTTTATATTATCTTCCATAGTTTTTTTTATATAAAAAATACTTTATGAAATACGTTAGTAAATAAAAAATCCCATCTATTGACGGGATTTGTATAAATAATTGTTTTAGTTTTTAGTAAACTAATATACATCTATCAGGCATTAAAGTGATTGTTACGGTCATAATATCTGTTTTATCATAACCCACATCTCCAAATTTAGCATCTGTTATACTACAACCTTGTAGAATCCATTTTTCTACAGCCACTCCTGTTGGGTCTAACATTTCTAAGTCTACATCTTTTTTATAACCTGCAGCATAACCCATACGACCTGTTACAGATTCTGCGTGTAGTCGAACCCATTCCATAACTGCTTGTGATGCTGAAGGACCAATAGGGTCTCTAAAAGTAACATCAATAGATTCCCATGCAAAACTCCCAGCAACATTTGTTTGGGTGTTTAAAAACTTTATTTCTTTTGTTTCAATTTTAATTGAAGGTCTTTTAGTACTTTCAACATACCAAGAGTTAATCCCCAAAGAAGATGGGAAAGTCATTATAAACCTGTTAGCCTTTTTAGGTTCATACTGAAAGGGCATTCTCATTAATAAATCAGCCATATCTTTTGTTTTTTGTTTTTTTTATTTTTATTATAAATATCTGTAAATTAATTTTTTCTATTTACTTTGAATTTTTTTAAAATTATTCTATAACTAGAACTTAATATCTAGTTTTATTACCTCCTTTAGTTAAATATAAGTTTACTGGTGAATCTTTATATTCTTTTGATATTAATTCTTTAATTTTTTCAATATTTCTTAAATCGTCATCTGAAAAACCTATATATGGTTCCCAAGAAGCGTTAAACTCCAAATCATTTTTGAACATTGGGCTACCGTCCACCCCATACTTACTTTTTAATTCACTTGCCAAACTTCTACAATAAGATACAAAGTTTTTGAGTGCGTCAAACTTTGCTTGTTCAGGGTTGGCAGCATTATTAGCTCCATAAGATACGGGTTCAAATTTACACATATCTAAATACTCGTTAAGTTCTGACGGTGACAAAGACTTTACGGTTTTATCACTACTCACTTTGTTTCCTATATTTCTATATTTATGAAGGTTTTTTGCTAATTCTCTTGAATCCAAACCATTTTTATTACTCATTATAAGATTATAAACGGCCTCTCTTAAAGTTTTTGGACTATGACCACGTGCTGTGATTATTGCAAATATTGACCCACCATTAATACACTCCACAAAATCAGGCCAAGCAGGTCCCGTTTTTGCAATCATAGAGTCAATAATAAATCTTTTATTACCCGGCTCTTTAAAGTTTTTAAATGCACCAATAGAATATGCGACTATTCTTTTTCCCTTATAATTAAAAGCTTCAAAACCAATTATTTCTCGGTATTCGGCAAAGTCTTCAGTTGACATTTGAACTTCATTTTCATCTTCATCCATAACAAGAATTGATGTTGGCATAAACATAATATTGTCGTCCCAATCAAACGCATAATATTTCAAGTCGGGTCTACCTACATCATCAAACCCTTCGTTCAATCTTTGTTGAACAAATTTTCTTACATACCCTTTTATATTCATTACTTTTGAAGTTTTTCTAAAAGTTTTTCTAACTGACTTTCAGTTACAATTACGTTTTGTTTTTTTGTTGAGTAAGTAGAATCAGATGTTTGTCTTATTCCGACAGATTCTTTAATAACTTTCTTTTTAATTTTCATTTTTTTAAATTTTAAAAATAAGTGGGGGTTTCCCCCCACATTTATTATACATTATCAAATGATGCTCCTGTAGGTGTAATTACAAATTCAATGTCAATGTATTCAAGAGCTCTTGTTGGTTTTAGGTAAATTTTACCTGTTAAAGTATTTGAATCCAAATCTTCAGGTGTATTAGATACCGTTACACGGAAATCAATTAAACCTCTATCTCTTCTTATTGAATCCAATATTGGGTTAACCGAATCAAGGAAGTCTTGTCTTACTTTATCATCATTTTGTTCAAATAGTAATCTGATTGCTACTGCTGAAATCAACTTACGAGCTTGTAACAATAATCTTCTAACATTAATTCTGTCAAGTGCAGACTCTCTAATTTGTAAAGTTTTGTTACCCCATATTACAGTTCCAACATCTGAG